TTGTTTGGAATGGTGTACTTGCTACTAGATAGTAGTCTTCACCATCTGAATATTCTAAACTTTGTGTGTTGGGATTGTATCTAAATAAACCATCAGTTGGAGTAGGACGATCTTGTTGACCACGCATCATTATTTCAGTTACGTTACCAACTACATCAACTTTTATTTTGTCACCAAATGCAGGTTTACCTCCACCTGTTACACCATCGCCTATATACAGTTGATCGTTTTCAGTGTCATAGATAACTTCACCATTAAGCGGTGTAAATTCTTGTCTATCTGCTGTTGGGCCGCGCCTTACTAATATACTACCGCGATCTGGTGTAGAGTCTTCCGACATTTATTAATCCTCTATCAATGGACTGTTTGGTCCGTAAGTAACATTAGGATCGTAAGTCGCTGTACCTGCTAATGGAATGTACCCACCATCAAAGTAATTAGACGGAGTTTGGTTAAATGGTTCTCCGTCAACTCTGTCAACTTTAGACGTATATAGTGGTTTTATTTCTCCCGCATCTACAGGAGGAATATTAAAGAAGTTATCTTTATCAAATGGTGCGCCACGTCTAATCATATACTATCCTTTAGTATATTTATCGGACTATGTGACGCTTTAGGTTAAGTTACAATACCAGTAGTTTTTTCAGTATATTGCTTTGCAAGTCCTTCTTCAGTTCTTGCCATACATACTACTGCGTTTGCTTTGATCTTAAATTTTGAATTATCAGGGTCAACACTAAACATAAATGGTGCTAGTCCTAAGCCTTGTCCTTGTGCAATTAATGCCATTGGTTTGTGAAGTGTAACTACTGTAGCATCTTCTGATTCAAACCTAGCGATAATTTCTTCGCCTGCGTTTAATTTTAGACTTACTGTGTCGCCTTGTGATATTGGTTTTTCTAATAACATATTATTTCCTGTAATTGCTGTGTTCAAACAGTAGATTTCCTGCTACGCTTATTCTATATTCATCTGAAGAGTAAAATGGATATACCATGTGACTTACTCTTGACGAAAATAAACTAATCATACCTTGTTTTTCATTCGGTGTTATTGACGATTGATTGCCAAAAATATCCGAATAAAGAAAGTGGAATTCTCCGTTCAGTGATCGTGCGTTAGTTTTAGTAAAGACTTGACTCTCTGTTTCTTTGTCATAGGGTATTTTAACCCATATAACAAAACTTATATCCGAGTCATGGTCGTGTATAGGGTTGAATTCATATTTCTGTTGATAGTTAACCCAAAGGCTAACTAATTCAGTTGGTTGAATTCTTGGGTATTTAAATACATCTTGATACACTCTTGATAGTTCCTGTACATATGGCTCTAATACATTATTAGATTTAGTCAGGTTAAACTCTTTATCAATATGTCCTACAAGGTCTGCGTTTGCAGGTTGTGCGTCAAAGTTTGATTTAAATATATCGTCTGTTTCACTTGTTAAAGCATCAAATATATGTTGCGGAACCGTGTCTGTCATATATCCAACATTAGGGAAGTTGAATATTTTACAAGTTTCTGGGTTTACAATCATCTATCACCTATAGAGTAAATCCGGTACCATTGTACCCTGTGTCATCAATGTATGCAACCATTTGTTCGTAACCACCTACCTTGTTACCACCTATAATAATTTGTGGGAATGTTCTAGCAGTTGGAAATGTTTCAAACAACTCTTCGCGAGTGAAATCTACATCTAGTTGCTTGTACTCGTATTCTAAATTATATTTCTCACACATTGCTTTTGCTTTGTCGCAATAAGGACAAGCAGGTTTACCATATATGGTTATCATAAACTAAATCCTTTTAGACTGTCTTTATCGACATCCTGTTTAATACCACCAATGATGTAACTTTCAACTTCTGTCTCTTGCGGTGCAACTTGCAAGCCTGAGCTAGATAGCCAATGCTGTGTCCACGGTAGCGGGTTAGTGTTTACTGGTGCATCAAATATAGCTTCCATACCTAGTGCTTTTAGTCTACGGTTTGCAATGTATTCTACGTACTGATGTAACAGTTTATCATTAAGTCCAATCATACTACCGTCTTTAAACAAATAGTCTGCCCAGTCTTTTTCTTCTGCAACACATTCACGCCATAAGTCATATACTTCTTCCTGACACTCTTTAGCAATCTTAGCCATCTCTGGATCGTCTTTGCCTTGCGCCCACAACTTTAATACGTGTGTGCTTAGTGCTAAGTGTTGTGCTTCGTCACGAGCAATTAATGAAATAATCTTTGCAGACCCTTCCATTAGTTTTAATTCGCCAAAAGCAAATGTACATGCAAATGATACGTAAAAACGTAGTCCTTCTAAGATGTTTACAGTTTGCATAGCCAAGTATAGTTTTTTCTTAACATCATACATATTACCTTCTTTGCGATGTGTAAACGCATCAGCGGCTTCTGTAAATGCATCATAGTGTTTTGTTACACTTTGTGCTCTTGCAATGATCTTTTCATCATCTAGAATAGTATCAAATACTTCACTTGGATCAGCATACACATTTTTCATAATGTGTGTATAACTGCGTGAGTGAATTGTTTCAAAGAAGTCCCAAGTAACAATACAGCCTTCTAGTTCAGGAATACTTACGTGTGGCAAAAATGCTAAACACGGTCCACGTCCTTGTACACTATCAAGTAGTGTTTGATATTTTAGGTTACTGGTAAAGATATGTTTTTGTTCTGGTCTAAAGTTAGTAAAGTCAGCTCTATCTTTTTGCAAACTTACTTCTTCAGGACGCCAAAAGTATCCTAGCATAGTTTGATTTAGTTTATCAAACACAGGGAACTTAAACACATCATATCGTTGTGTATTCTGATCAGCACCAAAGAACATATTCTGCTTGGTGAAATCTACTTTTTCTTTATTAAAAACTGTCTTAGCCATTTTCTTACTTCCTTATCATCGCTCTTTTATTTTATACTCTTTTAAGAGCTGTGTCAACTATTAAATTGCACACGCCTCACATTCTTCTCCGTCTTCATCATACTCAGTTGTTTGTAAAGCCGGTAATTCTTCTTCAACAAATCCTTCACTAGGATCTTCCTTATAGTCATAAGTGTTTTGATAGTAACTTGTCTTCCAACCTAACTTGTAAGTTGTTAGTAAGTCTTTGATCATTACACTCATTGGCACTTCGTTGTTTTCGTAGTGTGTTGGATTGTAACTCCAGTTACCACTAATTGCTTGGTCAAAGAACTTTTGCATTACTGCTACTACATTAATATAACCTTCATTGCTTGGCATATCCCATAGCAATGTGTAGTGGTTCTTTAGTGTTTGATACTGTGGAACAATCTGCTTAAGAGGCCCTTTCTTGGACTTCTTAACGGACAAGTAACCTCTAGGTGGTTCGATTCCGTTTGTTGCGTTCGACACAACGGAACTGCTCTCCGAAGGCATTTGTGCGGACAAAGTGCTGTGCCTAAGCCCGTGTTCTTTGATGTCGCTCCGTAAAGTATTCCAATCATAATGTAACTTATTCTCTACTACTGCATCAACATCCTTCTTATAAGTGTCAATAGGAAGAATGCCCTTGCTGTATTTAGTACGATTGAAGTAGTCACATGCACCTCTTTCCTGTGCTAATTTGTTACTTGCTTTTAGTAAGTAGTATTGGAACGCTTCTGTTAGATTGTGTACTAGTGTCCATGCTTCTTTGTCTTCATACTTAACATGATTCTTAGCAAGGTAGTGTGCTAGTCCAATGTAGCCTACTCCTAGTGAGCGTCTTGCTTTAGTTGACTTCTCTGCCGCTTTAATTGGATAACGTTGATAGTCAATAATTTCTTCTAATGCTCTTACTGCTAGTTCACACAAGTCTTCTAAGTCATCTAGTTCTTTTAATGTACCTACATTAATAGCACTTAAAATACATAATGCAATTTCGCCTTCTTTATCATCAATGTGATTTAGCGGCTTAGTTGGCAATGTAATCTCTTGGCACAAGTTACTCATGTAAACTTTATCTTCAAACGAACTGTGTGTATTACAGTGATCAACATTCATAATGTAAATGCGTCCTGTTTCTGCACGTTCTTTGATCAACGCAGAAAACAACTCCATTGCTGGAATCTTTTTCTTCTTGATACTTGTAGCACGTTCGTACTTCTCATATAGTTCTTGAAACTCGTCAGGGTCGCCAAAGTATGCTTCATAAAGACCTGGTACATCATGTGGCGAGAAAAGAGTTATATCGCCGCCGGATAAAAGCCTTTCATACATAGTTTTGTTTAACTGTATGCTGTAGTCTAGTTTGCGTACTCTATTGTCCTCTGTGCCTTTGTTGTTTTTTAGTACAAGGATGTCTTCAATCTCTTGATGCCAAAAAGGAAAGTG